CGATTTTCGCCCAACAACAGATCTTCGATAAACAAGGGATTTTGTTCGTCGTACACAGGCAATGTGGCGTCAGCATCGCCAGCGTCACCAGTTTTTGGTCCTAGATATTTGTGGACATAAATGTCGAGACCACCCACAGTGTACATTTCACTAATGGTACGATCTAAAAATTGATAATCGTTGGTACGATTTGGGCGATAAAGACTCAGGCGTGGCATAGTTTAGTATTTATGGGCCAAGTTGACTAAGAATTACAAAGCCAATATAATTACAAGCATGGAAGAACTATATCAACGACTAGATCGTGCAGAACGTCAAATAGCCACGATCAAAAACAAAGTTGCTCGCAGAGATCTACTAAAAATGGTCAAGACCATAGATGTGGCCATGGTGGCTGCAGACATGGAAAGCGTGGAATGCCGTAGACTGCACCGAGAAACCAGCAAGTATAAAGAATTAGTACAAAATGCTGGTGGGTTAATAACTAACCTAGAGCAACACCTGACATTTGCAGCCTTGTTAAGCGGTTGACCAAAAATGAACACCGTGCTATAATTATGTTTTACACTCAGGAGAGCCCATGAACGCACGAGCCGCAACTGTGATTAAACCCTTGAATCCCAAAGGCGCTGAAACCAAATATGTTGGTCACGAACCTGACTGGAAATTCCAACCCACAGAAGAAAATCGCATCAGTGCATTCAGCAAGGCCTTTGCCTGGTACAACTATCATTATGGCAAAAAGGATGCCAAGGATATGCTGTGCCAATACTTGGACGTCAATCACCGAGCCAAAGATGCCAAACTCATGCGTGGTATTCCTGACAGCCAAATTCGACTCACACCGGCCTGGGTGGCCAGGATGACACTGATGGGCTTGGTACTCAACGAGCATGAACAGTGTATCATTGACGAGCAAATTGCCACAATGCTGAAAATCAAACAAGAAGTCAAAAAGGTTATCAACGAAGCCGAAGTGGCTGTGGCCAAGCTCACAATCCAAGATCACTTACGTGAAAAAGTATCTGAATGTGCCGGCGAGCTAGAAGGCATGTTTGATGATTTCGTCAAGTCCGGTGCCAAGATGACCGCAGACTGGAAACCCATAGCACAGATACGTGGTATGAACATAAGTCCCAACATGGTAGGCACCATTGCTGATGTGTGGAAGATCAAGTTGGCCGAATTTGAAGAAGTCTTGGCCGGTGAGGATGCCGATCTCGTAGAAGGCTACAGTCATCTCAACAAAAATCAAATCAAACAGTGCATCAAGTTCATTGAACAAGTAATTGCTGACTGTGGCAACTATGTGCAAATCAAGAAAGTGGAACGTAAACCTCGAGCCAAAAAAGCGGCGAGTCCAGAAAAACTTTCGTCCAAGTTTAAATATCTCAAAGAATTTGCCGAGCTCAAACTCACAAGTGTTGCACCAGCACAATTGGTGGGTGCCGGTGAAGCTTGGTTGTACGACACCAAGAAACGCAAGTTGATCCATGTCATGGCCGATACCCATATTGGAACATTCAGTGTCAAAGGTTCGGCTATCGTGGGCTTTGATACCATGCAGACCTTGCAAAAAACTTTGCGCAAACCTGCAGAACAGCTCAAAGAGCTACTGTCGGGTGGTAAACCGGCGGCCCGCAAGGTGTTCAAAGACATCAAGGCCACAGAAACCAAGTACAATGGGCGTGGCAATGAGAGTTTAATCATACTCAAGGCTTGGTAAATAAGAGAACACGGAGTTCTCTTATAAAATGGCACAGGCTGAATCAACTTTAGAAACACTAAAACAAAACCTATTTGAATATGTTCGTTTGCAGTTGGGCGATCAAATTATAGATATTGAATTAGATGCCGAGCACTACGAATCTGCATATCAACGGACTATCGGGGTCTATCGTCAACGGGCACAAAATGCCTACGAGGAAAGTTATAGTTTTATGGAATTGGTCAAAGATGTAAACATTTACACTTTGCCACAAGAAGTAATTACTGTAAGACAAATTTTTCGTAGGACGTTTGGAGATAGCACTGGACCATTTGCCAGCAACTTTGATCCATTCAGCCAGGCCAGCCTGAATGTGTATCTAATGAATTTTAATGTGGCTGGCGGACTTGCCACTTATGATTTTTATTCGCAATATGTGGAATTGGCAGGTCGCATGTTTGGCGCCTACATGAACTACACCTGGAACCCAGTGACCAAAAAACTACAACTGATTCGTGATCCCAAAGGCACTGGAGAAAATGTCCTGCTTTGGACCTACAATCTCAAACCCGAGGTCAACTTGCTGAGCGATTTCCAAATCCAACAATGGATCCGCGACTACATGGTAGCCGCTTGCAAGATGATCATTGGCGAAGCACGTGAAAAATTTGGTACCATTGCTGGCCCACAAGGTGGCGGCACACTCAACGGAGCTCAAATGAAATCTGAAGCACAGGTTGCCATGGATGCCAAAATTGAAGACCTCAAAAATTATGTTGATGGTAGCCAACCTCTTACCTGGGTAATTGGTTAAAAACCGTTAGACATTTTTACATAACCGTGCTATAATCATAGCATGGATCTCATGATAGACTTGGAGGGCTTAGGAACTGGCCCGGACACTACTATATTAACTATAGCCGCACAGGCGTTTGATCCTTTCGGCCACGGTTATTACCAACAACAATATTACGCTAGAATAAGTCTAGAAAGCCAGCCCACACGTAGCATTCAACAGAGCACCATAGACTGGTGGGCCACACAACCCTCTCCAGCCAAAGAAGAAGCATTTGGTGAGGACAATCGCATACCTTTGGATCAGGCACTGGATGAGCTTGGAAGATTAATTTGGCATTCAAAACGCATCTGGGCACAAGGTCCAACCTATGATATGAACATACTGGAACATGCCTATAAAAGTTATGGTAAATCTATTCCTTGGCAATTTTATGCCGTGCGTGATAGTCGTACGGTGTTTAGTTTATGGCCTGGATTGCCCAAGCCCCCGACCAGTCATCATGCGCTGGAAGATTGTCGTCGACAGATTGATTTATTACAAAATACTCTCAAACATTTAAACGTAAAGGAACTTTCATGATTGTTGGAATTTGTGGACTTATTGGTGCCGGCAAGGACACTGTTGCAGACTACCTGGTAAACATACATCAATTCCGACGTGAAAGTTTTGCCAACACTTTAAAAGATGCAGTCAGCAATGTGTTTGGGTGGGATCGCGAACTGTTGGAAGGGCGTACCAAGCAAAGTCGGGAATGGCGTGAACAAGTAGATTCCTGGTGGTCAGAACGCTTGGGAATGCCCAATTTAACTCCGCGTTGGGTGCTACAACATTGGGGAACCGAAGTGGTACGCAAAGGCTTTCATGATGATACTTGGATTGCCAGTCTGGAAAACAAAATACGTAAAAGCAAGGATGATATTGTGATCAGTGATTGTAGATTCACCAATGAAATTGTTGCGATCAAGCGTGCTGGCGGAATAGTGGTTAGAGTAGTTCGTGGCCCAGAGCCCGAATGGTATAAATTTGCCGAAGCAGTCAATGAAGGCCCTACCAATCTAAGCTGGTCTTTGGCTAAAACTCATTTGGAAACCTACAAAATACATGCCAGCGAAACTGCTTGGATTGGCACCAAATTTGATGCTGTGATCGACAACAATGCCGATGGCATGGACAACCTATACAAGCAAGTCAAAGATCTGGTTCAAGATCACCTGCAGCCCAAGGCAAATCAGCTCGTTTAAGTTCAGCAGTACAATTTAAACAAACTGTTTTTAAATTGCGCAAGGCGGTGTTGTTTAAGTTGCCATCCACGTGATACACCAACAATTGCCCAGAAGTTTTTCCTTTGAATCCACAGCGATCACAAGAAGATTTTTTCTTGTATCCTGCAGATTGCCACCTAGGCACCGGCGGCTTGATACGTTTTCCTCTTTTGATACAGTACTCGCAGAGTTTTCGATATTGTACTTTCTTGCCTCGATAGTAAGCAATGGCTTTTGGACGTTGATTACAACACAAGCATAAAGGCCTCATTGAATATTTAGCTAAAACCTACT